CTGCTCTTGGTGTTTCCACGATGGCATTCAATTTGAATGGCTTCAACTTTAACCAGAGCATCACTGATAGTCAGAACCGTGTAGTAAATACTTGGGCTGATGTTCTAAACCGTGCTGGACTCGGCATGGAGGTGATGCACGAAAGGAACGCTAAATTTGTTGGTGTTTTTGCCTAGTAATAGGCATTAGTAAAATCGGGTTAAACGGGGAAACTCTCAAGCAGACAATCCCGTACCAAGTCAGAAAGGGTTTAAGTTTTCTGAAAGGTCTAACGACTAGGTAGTGAGTCCCAACAATAATCTACCCACGAATGCCCGACTCCTTAATAAACATAAGGATGAAGAGATAGTCTGAACTTACTGGCGACAGTAAGAAGTAAGAAATAAAGAGTTCTTACGATAACACAATTGCACAACTTCCCACTTGACCTTGCTGCTGCCGAAGCAACTCCTGTTGCTCTCACTGCCCCAGCAATTGGTTGATAAATTTAGAGACCCTTTACGGGTCTCTTTTTTTGTGCTATAATATATAAATAGATATGGAAAGTTATGAGCAACCTTATGGATTTGCATAATTTAGTAATAAGTGAATGTGAAAGGAGGGGATTGGAACTTATACATCTTCCAGAAAAACTTGTGCGTCGTTCTACTGATGTGGTTGTCAGTTGCCCCTGCACCGGGGAAAGAAATATGAGTATAAGGAACTTTATTGTGACTTATGAAAAGGGAGGAGAAGCATTCTGTTGTAAAAGAAAGTCAAAAATTGGAAAAAATAATCCTGCATTCGGAAAACCAACTTGGAATGCTGGAACTGTTGGAGTATCAAAGAGTTATGGATTTTTTGGTTTTAAGGAAGAATGGTCTGATAGGGAGGATTACTTATATTTCATAGAAACAATCTATGGAACTTACAAGATTGGTAGGTCATTTCACGGAATAAAATATCGTTTTACTGAGACTATAAAAGAACTTGGAGAATGGAAAGCAAGTCATAAAGAAGTGTTTGATTGTGAAAGATATATTCTGGATAGATATAAACAGTATCAAAATAAAATTGATGGTATAATAGGCGGCTCAGAACACTTTACAAAAGAATTGCCGATACAAGAAGTTATAGATTATGTAACTCAAAACTTGCCGTCTTCCATCTTGACATAAGACCCCCAACTTTGCTAAGATACTCATAAACTGCAAACAATTATGTTAAAACTTTCAGGTGGAATAACTAAACATCTTTGTGATGGACACTCCCCATATTATCTTGTACAAGAATCTGATTTGTCCGCCGAAGAATGGACTACATTTAAATCAGAAGAACTGAAGAAACAATATAATGATAACATCTGTCCAATATGTGGAAATTTGCATCTTATGCAAGGAAGTGGAGAAGTTCTTTATGGACACTGCAACACTGCATTGGGATTGGTGGGGGACAATATAAATACTCTTCAAAAAATGATAGAATACCTAAATACCTAAAAAGTATTTGTAAAATGGACGCACAAGAACTTCGTAGTCTTCAAGAAGCATACCTGGAAGTTTATCAAGAACTTGATGAAGGCTATCTTCCTTGGGATTTTGGACCAAGAGATAAAGCAAAGGCAAAATACGCGGAACTATCAGCAAGAAAAGCGGCGGGCGGATCTGCCCCAGGAACTGCAACAAGAGCAAATAGAATTGCTTCCGTTGGACGTGAAATGAGAACTACTTTGGATAAAGATTCTGCTGCGACTATGACTGATCCAAAGAAGCAGGGACTCCAACCAAGTACACCAAGACATACTGCTGCAGCATTAAGAGGAGCTGGTGGTGGAAGCACTGCTCGCAAAAAATTTGATGTTAAACCATTAAAACCAACCAAAAGTTCAAGAGGTGGTAGTTCATCTGCACAAAGTATTGGATCACCTTCAGGAACAACTGGAAGATTTCAAGTTGGTGGTGGTCGAGGATATGGAATATCTGGAATCAAACTTGCTGATAGTTATGAGTACGACCTTTACGACATCATCCTCTCACACCTTCTTGATGAAGGATATGCTGAAACACCAGAAGCAGCAGAAAAAATTATGGTCAATATGAGTGAAGAGTGGAGAGAGAGTATTGTTGAAGCATTTCATCCAGTTTATGGTAGAGGTGGGGAACAAAGAAGAACTCAAACTGCTCTACAAGGTCTTGGAAAACACGCAAGAGCAACAGATAAAAAGAAACTGCATAATATCCCAAAGGGTGGAACTACTATAAGTGATAGAGACCCTCAAGGTGAAAGATTGGGGACTGGTGAATATGATAGAGGAAAAGGAAATAAAGCAAAGAGAAGAGCAGCAGCAAAAGGCAATGGGTGAGCACGGTTGATATAAAACTGAATAACTGATATAATTAAGAGGGTATACCAACCCTCTTTTTTATGTCTCATAATACTCAACACGAACCTATGCCAAACTGGGTAATCTGGGCAGGCATAGGTATGCTAGTTTTCATAGTTCTCGTATTTGTCCTGTTCACCCTTGGGCAGATTTATTGAGAATAAGCAATAATACTCATTGACTCTTTTGTTAAGAAGTGTTAACATAAATACAACAAATCTTAATGGAGGGATTTTGTGATTGGCAATCTTGAACCTGAAGAAAATGTTCTTCAATGGTTTGAACAAACTTCGGATGAGCCTTATACTCGTCACGATTATAAAATAGTTTATACCAATAAAAAACCTGTAGTTTTTGATAACTATGAGGACTTTAGGAAATCCTGGTGGGAAACTCCTAATCAGTTTTTAAGTCACAGTGAAGTTTTAGATCACAAAGAAAAGAAAAATAAATCTGGAGGATTTAAATAACAATGGTTTCATCAACGCTCACACAACCTATTTCACGGAGAGGATGGTTTGATGTCTTGGATGACTGGCTTAAACGAGATCGCTTTGTCTTTGTGGGTTGGTCTGGATTACTTCTTTTTCCCACTGCTTATCTGGCCCTTGGTGGCTGGCTTACTGGCACAACGTTTGTTACTAGTTGGTACACCCACGGGTTGGCGTCTTCTTACCTTGAGGGCGCTAATTTCCTCACAGCAGCTGTGTCAACGCCTGCTGATGCTATGGGTCATTCTCTTCTTCTTCTCTGGGGCCCTGAGTCTCAAGGGGATTTCGTCAGGTGGTGCCAACTTGGCGGACTCTGGCCTTTTGTGGCACTCCACGGGTCTTTCGCTCTAATTGGATTTATGCTTCGTCAGTTTGAGATTGCTCGTCTGGTAGGCATTCGTCCTTATAATGCAATCGCATTCTCTGGTCCTATTGCTGTATTCGTTTCGGTATTCCTGATGTATCCACTGGGTCAATCCAGTTGGTTCTTTGCTCCCTCCTTTGGAGTCGCAGCAATCTTCAGGTTCCTTCTGTTTCTTCAGGGTTTCCACAACTGGACCCTCAACCCCTTCCATATGATGGGAGTTGCTGGTATATTGGGTGGAGCACTGCTCTGTGCCATTCACGGAGCAACTGTAGAAAATACATTATTTGAAGATGGTGATCAAGCAAACACATTCAAGGCATTTGAACCAACCCAAGAAGAAGAAACCTATTCAATGGTTACTGCAAATCGTTTCTGGTCACAGATCTTTGGCATCGCTTTTAGTAATAAGCGTTGGTTGCATTTCTTTATGCTTTTCGTCCCTGTTATGGGGCTTTGGACCTCTTCAATTGGTATTATTGGGCTTGCTCTTAATCTTCGTGCTTACGATTTCGTAAGTCAGGAGATTCGTGCCGCAGAAGATCCTGAGTTTGAAACGTTCTATACAAAGAATATTCTACTCAATGAAGGACTTCGTGCTTGGATGGCACCAGTAGACCAACCACACGAACAATTTGTGTTCCCTGAGGAAGTTCTACCAAGAGGTAATGCACTGTGAACCCTCAGTATATTCTGTACTTGGTTCTCTTTGTATTTGCTCTAATCATTATTCTCAATGAGGATCATGATAATGATGATGATCAAGATGGGGGAATTTTACAACCTGTCTATTCACAAGGACAAACCTAAAATAAATAAGGGAGTCCTCTGGACTCCTTTTTTTATGCTCCTAATCCTCACATTCTTCATACTCTTCGGAATCTTCATGTTTGTAGTGTCTCTATTTCCTTGATCTAATATCTTCATCTCATAACAATCTGATGACAATAAAAAAAGAACTGAGTATAATTACTAAGGAGTTCTTTTTCTTTTATGAAGATCTTTTTAGATACAGCAGATGTTTCAATGATTACCCCAGCATATGACGCTGGACTACTAGATGGAGTTACTACAAATCCCACTTTGATTCTTAAAAGTGGTAGACAACTCCAAGAAGTTATTAGTGAAATTTCAAAAATATTTCCAGAGTTAGAAAGCATTTCGGCAGAAGTCGTTGCTGATACTGCAGAAGAAATGCTTTCGCAAGCACAAAAGTATTACACGATTTCACCAGCAGTCACGATTAAAGTTCCTTGTACTGTAGAAGGATTGAAGGCTTGCAATCATCTTTCTTCACTTGGAATCAAAACAAACGTAACTCTTGTGTTCTCTGTAGCGCAAGCAATACTCGCATCAAAGGCAGGAGCAACTTATATCTCACCATTTGTTGGAAGATGGATGGATAATTCCGTAGATGGTATTGAACTCATCAAGAATATTCGTGAGGTGTTTGACCGCTCTTATACTTCTACAGAAATTCTTGCCGCATCTATTCGTGACGTAAGGCAAGTAGAACTCTGTGCAAAGTATGGTGCAGATGTAGTCACAATTCCTCCAATTGTCTTCTGGTCAATGTATAAGAACATTATGACTGAGAAGGGGTTAGAGCAATTTGATAAGGATTGGAAAGAAGTTATTAAGAGCAAAGAATGAAAAAGGAACAGCAATGTTGGCACTTCATAATGTCTTCATTTGCTAGGACTTATGGAGTTGAAAGAACTAAAGCAGAACAAAAATTTCATGAGATTGCACTTCAATGGTGTGACGATAATGATTATACTTGTAATGTACATCTTGATAGTTTAGTAAAAGTAGATGCTTATTTCAGAAACATATATGAAAACTGGGAGAATTAAATGAAAGTAGGAATGATTGGTTTAGGTCGAATGGGAGAAGGAATGTCTCGTCGTATGATGAAGGCAGGAATTGAAGTCTGGGGTTATAGGAGAAACTTAGATAAGGCAAATGAATCTTTTGAACGGGGGTATATTTCTGGATATGCTGCCGATATTGAAACTCTTGTCGAAGTAGTTAAAAGAAATAATCAACCAGGAATTTTCCAGATGGTAGTTCCTGCCGAAACAGTAGAGGAGACGATCAATGAGTTACTACGATGTTGTGGTGAAGGAGATATTATTATTGATCATGGCAATAGCAATTTTAAAGACAGTCGGAAAAGAGCAGAACGTCTGGCAAAACTTGGTATCCAATATATTGATTGTGGCACTAGCGGTGGTGTTTACGGCCTGGATCGTGGATACTGTCTTATGGTTGGCGGTGGAGATACTGCAGTCGCCACTTGTTCGCGCATTTTTAATGCCCTTGCCCCAGGAGTCGGTGCTGCCCCAAGGACTGAGTTTGACTCACCTGTAACCTCTGCAGAGTACGGTTGGTTGCATTGTGGTGGACCAGGCGCAGGACACTTTGTAAAGATGGTGCATAATGGTATTGAATATGGTATTATGCAAGCATATGCCGAAGGATTCAATATTATTAAGAATGCTAACAACGGAGCACAGTATGTCAGAGAAGGAGACGCAGAGGTTGCCCCAATGGCAGACCCAGAAAGTTATTGTTATGATATTGATGTTGCTGAGGTTGCTGAGCTGTGGCGTCGTGGTAGCGTTGTTGGTAGCTGGTTACTTGACCTTACTGCTGATGTGCTACGCAGGGATGGTAATCTTAAACAGTTCTCTGGAGGTGTATCCGACAGCGGTGAGGGTCGTTGGACTGTTTCTGCCGCTGTGGATCTGGGGGTTCCCGCTCCTGTCATTACTACTGCCTTATTTGAAAGATTTAACTCACGCAATCTCGGATCATTCGGAGCAAAAATCTTGAACGGAATGCGTTATATGTTTGGAGGGCATCTGACAAGATAAAATGATTAAAATATTTGCCCATTGGTTGTCTAATCATTCATACATTATGATTATTATTAGTGGATTTATTACTGCACCTTTTACTTATTTTGCAATTGACAGTTTGAAAAATCCTGAAAGATATGATCACAAATAACTTTTTACATACTTAATTTTTTGACCACTTTTCATAAATACTTAATGTTGAGTCAAGAGTATTATAATGATATGCCCCATTATAAAGAGGATTAAAAAAATTATGGCCGACTTCACTTCCCGCGTTAAAAGACTATTTGAACTTCTCACTGTAGGTAGAGAAGAACTTCTTGCAGAAAATGCAGATCTTAAAGGTAGACTTGCTGCTGCTTTAGCAAATGATGCTGCTGATGCAGAAACCGTTGCTGCTGCTGAAGCTGCTGCTGCAGAGGCAGTTGCTGCTGCTACTGCTGCTGTTGCTGAGACCGAAAGACTCGTAGCACTCGTGGAGGCAGACACCGCTGAGGATGCTGCTCTGGAAGAACTCCTAAGCACTCTGGAAGCGTCTGTAGCACCCGCTGCAGAGGCACCTGAGGCACCTGTAGAAGTTGCTCCTGAGGCACCCGCTGAGGTTCCTGCAGAGGCACCTGTAGAGGTTGTAGAAGCACCCGCAGAAGAACCTGCCGCTGAATGATTGACTTTATAAAACTTATCTAATATACTGGGGGTCTTCGGATCCCCCTTTTTTATATGATTACTTCAACTACGCCATATAAACTTGCCGAGATTATTATGGATACTTGGCCGAATCTTTATCGACCACCAAAAGATTATAAACCTCCCTCTCAGAATACTTATTATGAAAAAAGTAGCAATTTTTGGATCAGCAAGAACTAAACCAGATACAAATCTCTACAAAGCAGTAGAAAAATTAGGTAAAACAATCGCAGATAATGGTTGGGTTGTTGTAACGGGTGGTGGTCCGGGAGCAATGGAAGCCGCAAATAAAGGAGCATTATCTGCAAGAAAAGATGATGAAACCGTATGCTCTATTGCTCAGGCAATCTATCTTCCTTTTGAAAATGGAGTAAACCCATATGTTCAAGAGTATGAGCAACACGAAACTTTTTATTCAAGACTTAAGACCTTTTCTGATTGTGATGCTTTTATTGTAACCCCAGGAGGTATTGGAACACTTTTGGAGATGGCACTCATCTATCAATTAATACAAGCACAGCATATGGATAAGAAACCAGTAATCTGTGTAGGTAGAATGTGGAGAACATTAAAAACATGGATTCAAGATGAAATGCTTGATAATGGTTTCTTAAATACTGAAGAGATAAAACTTATCCATTATGTGGATAGATTCTCTGAAGCAACTCACTTACTTAAAGGTCTATTAAATGATTAATACTTATTTTATTATAAATCTCAATACTGGGCAAAAAATTGCAGAATCTGGTTCTTTGGAAGATGCTAAAATGATGGTAAATTTAGATCCTGCAAATAGAGGATATAGAAAAAATACCTTACTTCTTGATCAAGTTATTGATATAACATCTACAATTGATAAACAATTGCCGGGTCAACAAGGACTGCCTGCAGGAGAAGTAAAGCAACTTAACCCTTATCAGAAAAGAATTTCTGAAGGTCAACAACAACCTGTAAAAATCTAATGGAAAATGTAAATTGGTTTAATGTTCTTTTTGATCTTTATATTATTTGGTTAGGGTTTAATTATGGTAGAAATAAATCTAATGAATCATAAAACCTCAAAGAAACTCTAAATATTTTAGGTATACAATATAAGAATGCCACTTTACTCCACTTCAGACGAACTCTTGTATAATCTGGAAGCAACTACAAGTTCAGAGGCAAGAAAGAAATGGAAACAGTCTATTAAAGAAAAATGGAATAATCAATGTGCATATTGTGGATCTGAAGAAAATTTAACATTAGATCATATAACACCAAGATCTAAAGGTGGAAGAGATCGATTAACAAATATATTATGTGCCTGTAATGAGTGTAATAAATCAAAAGGTCATCAATTGTGGTCTGACTGGTTTTTACAGCAACCCTTCTTTACAACCGATAAATTATCTGCTATCATTGAATGGCAAAAGCAAATCACTGAAAACGAATACTACGTCTATCGTCCACGAGGAACTAAGAGGTATTGATAAAAATCCCTCCCTTTAAAACTATCACTATAATACTATTATGAAATTTACTGTCTACTCTAAAAATGGTTGCCCCTTTTGCTCTAAAATAGAACAAGTATTGCAACTTTCAAAATTGGAGCATAAGATTTATAAACTTAATGAGGATTTTACCAGAGATCAATTTTATGCTGAATTTGGGCAAGGTTCTACTTTTCCTCAGGTAATTCTGAATGATACTGAACATCTTGGGGGATGTACTGATACTGTCAAATACCTACAAGAAAGTAATATTATCTAAATGAACGCAATTTTCAATGAAGTCCAATATGATGTAGAAAGGGCAATTGATTACGCCTTTCAGGGAAAATTTGTTTTAAATTTTTATGAATATTTGAAAATCAAAGGTGCAATTAAACAAGTAGTTGAAGATTTTCTTGAAAGTAAAACAGTCGATAATCTTAATGAAGTGGTGAATGATTTGGAAACATACTTAGAAGGTGGTTCTGACGATCAACATAAACAACTTCGTGAAGCATACGGTTATCTTTCAAAACCACAAGCGAGAAAAATTAAAGATTATTTGAATAACATTTTAGAAGATGCGCGAAAATATAATTATGACAAACGAAAAGGAAGGCGCAAAAAGCAAACTAAATAATTCTGAAGATCTCCAAATTAATCGGGGATTTGAATTGATGCTAAGACATAATAGTAGGAGGGAGAAACCATCGGAACCAAAAACATTTCAACTTCGTTTTGGTAAGATGTTATCTCTCCTAAACAGAGAGATACATTTTCAAATTGATTTTTTATTTGATATGAAAAAAAAGTAACTCTCGGGAGAAAACAATGGAACTATCAGTTATTTTGACATTCACAACTCTATTTTGTGTAATGTTCTTGTTTATCGGTCTGATTGGTGGGTGGATATTTAAACAATATCAAGTAGAAAGAATTTATGGTATTCGTAATATTCATCCAGAATTTTTTGACAGCAATGGCAATATAGTTCCAGATGAAGTTTTAGCAGTTCGTTTTGAGGAAGGATTCTTTGAGGACGATGAAGAAGAATCTGAAGAAGAAGATTGATTAATAAATAAAACCATACTATACTAATCTGAGTTGTATTAAACATTATGCCCGCAGCAAAAACCGTTGAAAAACCAATCGCAAAACTTCAAGCAAATCCATTTCAATATGAGATTTTGGATCTTGCTTCAAAACAAAGAAGTAATGCAAAAAAAGTAGAGGTGCTAAAAGAGTATCGTAATGATGCTCTGGTATCTCTTTTTATTTGGAACTTTGATGAGAGTGTAATTACCATTCTTCCTCCCGGTGCAGTTCCTTATGCTGATCCAAATGATCAATCTTCAGTAGGAGGTAATCTTACTGACTTTATTGACAGCAAAGCAAAAAATAGTAATCTAAAAAATGGTGCTTATGCAGGAACCGATGAGGTAATGAATAAGCAACATACTTCACTTCGTAATGAATATAAAAATTTCTATCTTTTTATCAAAGGTGGAAATAATGAACTATCTCAAATTCGTAAAGAAACTATCTTTATCAATATGCTTCAAGGACTTCATCCTTTGGAAGCAGAATTGGTTTGCCTCGTAAAAGATAAAAAACTCGCAGATAAATATAAAGTATCTTGGGATAATGTCAAAGAAGCATACCCAGATATTCGTTGGGGAGGTCGTTCATGACAA